AGCATAGTTTATCATACGGGGATTAAGAGGAACGTAGCGACGCATTAACTCATGAACATCACGAACTGGAGAGGGAAATTTAGCAAATCGCTCATCAACATATGGCACTGGTAGTGATATCTTAGTCTCCTTCTGGGTCAACTCTTCAGTTTGTTTTGGTTCCTGAGTATTAGAATCCTCTTCCTCAATATGTTTGGTAGGAGGATCTTCAGGACCCTGAGCTACATATTTTCGCGTTTGCGATTTCAGGGTGGTCGTCTTTGGCAGGAAATCTGAATCGCCCAGTACTGGTCCAACTGGAGCCGACGTCCCAGATTGAGCAAAACTAATCAAACAATTACACGGATTAGCTTCATACACTCGCACATTGCGCAGACGAACAAAAATCAAGACTTCGACTGATGGTGTCACCGATGGTGATGCAGTCAGTTGATTCTGTACGGTAAGCATCAATGATCCAAGTGAATAATCCTGAATCTTGTTAGCAACATTTGATCCACGACCAGTGTACAAGTAGGGCATGGATGAGTTAAATGGCACACTGAATTCATGCAAATCAGTGTCACCAGTGAACTCCATTACCGTATTGTAAAATTGGTTGCGGACAGAGGGTGTTAGCGTTCCAGTCGGAGAACCATAAGCCACCGTAGCCATCAATCGACCAACATGAAAATTCGTTCTGACAACTCTCACTGTAAAACACAGATCAGCTCGCCAAAAACGAAAATAATTAAGAATAGAAATACTACTGGGCAAAAGAGCTCCAGCAGTAGTCAAAGAATCATCCAATCCTAAAAATGAATTTAGATTGAATGGCATCATCACCTGAAAGCCCTCAGCATCTGATGTGGTCCAACTAGTCGTACGCCAAAGCACAGGACGATCCAGAAGCTCTGAGAAGTTTGTTTCTTTAGGATCACTAAACGAAAGGTGATTAAGATTCAAGTTATCGTGATCCATAGCCAATTTCACGGTCGGCTTCAATCCACGTGTTTTAGCCATTGAGGGATATTGGAGGTAATATGGGACAGCGCCAGAGGCTAGAGGAGGGTTATCCATAGGGATAGCACTGACATCAGCTTTTACATCAGCAGACATTGAAGTATCATTTGACGATGAAGCTGATCCACCTTGGTTACCACCACCAATACCTGTAACAGATGCCGGAACATTACCAGTAACAGTCGACTGGTCATATTTGTTAATAATTTGGATATTATACTTCTTCGTATTATTAACAACATTGGTATCTCCCCCACCTATCCAAGCTTCGGCCGTCATCTTACCTCGAAGAAAATCTCGATAACACTCAATGGTGGATTTGGGACCTTCTGCTTGGTAAGTCGCGCGTTCGGTCAATGCTCTACGGTTGTTGTCTCTGATCGCACGTTGAATGAGATCAGTCTGTTCCGGAACAGGGCGTGGGATAGTAAACTTAGCATTAGGAAAACGTGTGAACACACTCAAGTTTACAGAGGTCGACGACTCCGTACTCGTTAATGGGCTCAGGACAGCAATTCCGAAATGACCCATTACGTCTTCACCTGTACCCATGGCAAAAGTATTCATAGCATTCCGAAGATATTTAAAGGGGGCCTTGACTACCGCAGTTGAGTTTCGATTGGGAGTTAATAACGCATGGTTGAGCATTGTAGCATCATTGGCGTTCAGGCCAAAACCACCAGTCGCATAGGTCTTTTCTGTAAGCGGAGCCCAATAGACCACAACCATACCTTGCAAAAACGGGTTACCAACTACTTGGACTATAAGTTCCATATCAGAAACAAAATAAATAAAATGATTGAAAGGCATATTCTGAAGATTATTAGACGCGGACAAAGCTAACAATTCACCGGGGGCATTCCAAGTTGCGATGTAAGTACCGGCGGTCTGCGTATTATCCCAAGTAACGCTAGTGCGAAAGACGGCACTATTTAAACCATAGGCCAAATCCATCGAAATTTCATTCAATCCATCAGAAGCGATGGATGAACTAGACATCATCGACAAATTGGACGACGGATTAATAGTGTTGCTAGGAATAAGAGTCAGTCCATCGGTCTGCATCGTTTGGGATTTTGTTATATCGACTGTTTCAGGACCCTCAGCTATAAAAGAATGAGGGGATCCAGTTACTCTGCTGGCAACAACACGCTGATGCTCAAGATAATGTGGTGGGATAAGAGACCAATCAAAATCAGGCAGGTTCTCCTTGATTTGATATTTAAAGTCTTCATAAAAATCCCGATCCCATTGAGATGCAGCGTCTAAAGCCGATACGATGGTTTGATGGAAAGTTTTATGATCATCTCTTGTCCATTGAACCATCTCATAAATGGAGTTTTTCTTAAGAGCACCTGTCCATCTATCACCTATTTTTCTTGGATGGGCACCAAGAAAGGTGATTTCAGAGAAGGTGTCCAAATCTTCTTTTAACGATGATTCCTTATCCGCAGCGGTATAAGTATGACCAAGTTTCAGCATTTCCGAAGCTATTTGGATAGGGTTGAAACGCTCAGACGCTTTTGCCGTTACGGAAAGGACATGATCGTCTCCCAAAAACTTAGCTCGCACTTCCTGATCATAACATAAGTCCGGACAGGTCTTCGCAAGGACATATCTCATCATCATCTCATTGACGAAACAGTTAATGACCGTTGTCAGGACACAGCCACTCATGTGATTAGATTGGGTCCGGTATTTAATATTGCCGATTTGAGCCCAACTTTTAGTCTCATGAGTGTAAAATGCATTCTTTACAGACTCTGGAACTGAACACAAGTACGACGCCAAATCATACGCCTTGCGTTGAAAGATCGGGTTCATCCGCTTATCAAATCCCTTGTAGTCGCCGGCTATAAAACCAGCAGGCTTGATGGACATCAAATAATCGCACATGGTGTCCATATCGAACGAGTATTGATTCATTCCAACAGCAGGAGGCATATTGGCGTTCGACTTGACTAATGCGGCTACTAATGGCCCGTAATATTTACGGAACACCACATTAGCGACCAGATCATTGCAATAGATCATGCGAGTTGAAACCGCATCAATCTTACGTTGGGGAAGAAGCTCATCCTTCATATACCCAACGAAGCGGTGATCACGCATAGTTGCATCAACAGCCGCTGGATCTGAGTTGAGGATGTGATTCTCAAACTCTAGACACATAAGGCGGAAGACACTATCGAACTGTCCCCTGCCTTCTTTGTCATACCACAAAAATGGTCTCTTTCCTTTGCCAACAGCTGCTTTACAAAGCGGCCAACCAGGTCCGGTCGACAAATCTATAGAAGATAAGACTCCCGGAACACCAAAAGCAGCTTCATAAAGCGATATAGGGGCTTCCACCGGAAACTCAAGAGCACCGTAATTGATGCACATAGTATCATAGATCTCATTTACAAGATCTATATCGGGGATAGTATGAACGACTGACAGGGTGTCTTGCAGGGAAAGAGACACTGGATCAAGACCGCCTGAACGAGGGTCACGAATCGAAAGGATTGCTGGTTGTTTCTGGGCTTGTTGTTTCATCTTTCCATTAAGTTTAGAAGGCTTAATCTTAGTTGACACCGGCAAATGTACCATCTCGCTTTCTGGAATCTCAAAAACTTCGGAAGCATTTGGATAGCTTTCGAGCTCTTCCTTGAGACCTTCTGCCACAAAAACAACATCACCATCAGGTACATCAGCAACCTCGTCTACAGATCGCACTAGTTCTTGTGGTATAGGACATATAAGACCTCGTGAATCACTAGACTTCTCATATGAACCAGCCACATGCTGTCCTAATATTTTTCCAGCAAAAGGCCCCG